GATGTTAGTTGTACTGCCATTGCCTTGAGCTTCGTCGCTTCCGGCACCTGATAAAACGAAAGGTCGTCCCGGAGTTATACCAGAAGCAGCGGATAATTGGCCGCCACCGCCACCGCCACCGGAGGTTAAAGTGCCACCAGCCCCTCCATAAGCAAAAACCAAAATACCGACGGTTGTATCCCCGCCCTGAGCGCCAGCCTGATTGGTTGTGGTACGGGAAGCGCCACCAGCACCAATAGTAACTGTTTCAGTAGCCCCCATTTGAGAAAGGGTAAGCCAGCGTTCGTTGTAGCCGCCACCGCCACCGCCACCGCAAGCAGTCGCGGTTGACTGACGAGCACCAGAGCCACCACCGCCCCACGCCTGAATGTAAACGCGGCTGGTTGCGCTATAGCCGGATGGTTTTGTCCATGTGCCGGAAGCGTCAAATGGCTGGACGTTGATGACGGGCGGGGCAGACCAAGAAGGAGCAGCACCAGAACCGCCCGATGTCAGAACCTGTCCAGACGTTCCGTAGTTAGCGCCCTGGATACCAAGTTGGCCGGACGATCCAATGCGAAAGTCTTCCGTCCCGGCAGTCGAGAAAGCAATCGTGTCAGCGGCAGGGAAGAAGATGCCTGTATTGGTATCACCAACAGTTGTTATTCCTGGCGCTGAAACCGTTCCAGCCGCAAACTGAATGGTTCCAACGGAGCCAGAAGCATCGCTTTGAATTGTTCTAGCCGCCGCAAGCGTCAGGAACACATCCTTCGTGCCAGCCGAGAAATTAACAGCAGACCCGGCATTGGAAGACGAAAGGACAGTGGTGCGCGCGAACGTATTGGCCGACGAGTATGTTCCAATGCCAACTTCCCACTCGTTCGCTCCTTGCGACTGAATGGCATAGTAGAATGTGTCATTGACAGACAAAACAGCCGACAACGTACGGAAGCCAGACGGCGCAGTACCGGAAACAACGAAGTTCCCGGTGCTGGTCGAAGTCGAAGTGTCCCTGACGCGATCCGCTGTAACGTGCGCCATGACTATTACTCTTCAGTGATCGTGGAAGCCGTAGTAAGACGCGGGGTGACACCAGAAGAAATAGCAATGTTAGGCGTCACAGTTCCGCTGTAGTACAGAACGCCCGTACCAGACGAAGCCGATCCAACACCGAAGTATGTCGCAGTTCCAGAGCCGCCAGTAGCAGCCGGGAAGTCGATGTTGGCAGTAGGCGAGACAGAGTTACCTGTAACCGTCCAGCCGCCAGCAGAGCGGGCAACAGCTACGCGGGCATAGCTGGTGTACGCGATCTCGCTGGTGGACTGGTTTCCAGCCTCGCCGGGGTCAGCCGTGTGGAGCGACACATACAGGTTCGTCAAAGGAGACGAAGCAGCATTGTCAGCCAGATTGGCGATAGCGACAGCGTTGAAAATCAGTTCAAGGAGGTCATTCTCGAAGGCGTTCGACTTGGACATTCTTATCTCCTATTCAGTAGACCCTGCGGGTTCTCGCAACGAGTGGAGAGCCGCTATGCAGGGACTTCTGCGACTCATCATTCAAAGCTTCGATCCTCTGAGAGTAGAACGAGCCAAAAACTGAAATGCGCTGATCGTCCATCAAGAACGGAGCGGCATGAACAAGAGCCCCATAAAGATAAACATCTGGGGCCTTGAGAAGAAGCCAGTTCGACGTATTTTCGGTCGAAAGAGCCGTGATCTTACCGTAGTAGACCATCTCAATCTCTACGTCAGCCCCAGTCGCAGGAGGCGGTACAAGCTCAATCGCGCCATTCATAAGAGAATAGAACGTAGGGGCGTTGTACGTCTGGCGTTTGTTGATGATGTCAGCCTCGTCCAGCGTCACAAAGCGCAGAGGGCTCTGACCATCCGTCAACTGGAGGTTGATCGACTCAAGAAAGTCGAGAGGCAGGCGCACGAACTCGTCGTCATTGGTAGTCGTCGCACGGACGATCATTTCGCGGGTACGCAGGCGCGTGTTCATGTCAGCTTCGGCAAGCTGGATGAATGTCGGAATCTGAGCCGTCAAATCCTGTCTATTCAGGTAGTCGGCAATAGTACTTTGCAGGGTGGAATAGTTGGTAATGATTGCCATCAGCTTGCCACCCAGTGCGTCCTGAAGGGACGGGCCTCTTCGGATTGGAGCCACTTACGCAGAGCGGCCTTGTCGTCCAGAATACCACGCTGCTTCAGGTCTTGGTAGATCAGCATGGGAAGACTAGCCACACGAACCATACCGTCAGGCAGCTTTTCGTTACGAGACAGGCTGTCTCGGTCAAACTTGTTTCTTTCAGCAAGATCGTCAATTTCAACGGTTGATTCGAAGATCAACTTTTGATCGTTCGTGATGTGCATCTTCTGGAGGGTTCCAGAGTGCGAGTCGTACGAAAGATCAAAGGAAGCAGGGCGGTATTCTTCAGACATGGTTTCCCCTATAGGTTGGAGGGACGGGAAGACCCGCCCCTCCTTTTTGCTTACGAAGCGATGAGGTTCGCGATGACCGCATGAGCGTTCTGGCTCTTGATGCGGAGGCCGTACTCAACGATCATCTCCTTCTTGTCGAAGTCGCCGGTCTTGGCGATGTCAACAGTGCGGAACGGACGGAGGTACGAGACCGAAGCGTACTCAGGGTCGAGCACGAAGGCGAAGTTACCCGGCTGGAAGCGGTTCGGGACAATAGCCACCTCACCGAAGTCACCAAGGTAAACGTCAGCCGTCGCGATGATCTTGAGCGGCGTCGCAGTCGTGTAGTTAATGCGCTGCTGGGCGAGGCCCGAGAACGCAGAAGCCACAGTCTTGTTGTAGGCGTTGACCATGAAGATTTTCGGGTCGCCACCGTCTTCCCAAACCTGCTGGATAGCAGTCTTGAGCATCGTCTCCGTCAGAGCAACGTCCGTCGAAGTCGAGAGCGAGGTCCAAGCAGCGTTCGGATAGCCGTTGCCCGAAGCGCCAGACATCGTGGAAACGGTAGCACCGTTCGCCTGATAGTTGGCGTTCAGCCAAGCCGGAAGACCAGCGGTCTTACGAGCCGTTGAGTTGTTGCCAGCGACGCCAGCCTGGTTGCTGGTGAGGATGGCTTCCATATCGCGCTTCAGCTCCTTAGCCTTCTTCGCGGTTTCGTAGGCCATGAGGGTACGCATACCCGCGTTGTTCGTCGCATCAGCCGTACCCGAAACAGACACGATAGCCGTGCTGATCTGAGCGTAGTTGGCCGTGCGAACAGTCGCAACGAAGTCAGCATCGCCTGCTGTGGCACCTTCGATGGCGGCATTCGAGGTGTTAACGGCGGCAAGAGAATCCTGCTGCCACTCGAAGTAGGTGTTGGACGCAGTGTCACGGCCAATGTTGGACATGAAAGGCGTGTCAACGGGCGAGATGTCGTAGATGATGTTGGCAAGGTCTTCGCGGATCGCGTTGACGTTGTCGTATGTCGTTGCCTTAGTAACCGAAGCCATATGCTTATCTCCTGTCGAGCATTGCAAAGAGTGCAGCCGCGTCATTGACGTGGCCAGATGATTTGAGACGCTGTTTTACCTTTGCAAGATCATTCTCACGGCGCGGAGACTGTGCGTTTGTCCCTTGCTTCAACGGCTTCGGAGTCGCCTTTTGGTTTGGTTTCGGCGAATTGCTCTGAAGCGCGTCATAGCGACGGGCCTTTTCCAGCACTAAGATGGCGCGAGGGTCGTAAGCCATTGCGAGTTCTTCATCCGTATAGCCAATCTTTTTGCCATACTCGCGAAGCTGCCCACGGGCCGCATTCCATTTCGCTTCATCTTTCCACTCCGGCATTTTATCGATGATGAACTTGCGTCCTTCTTCGACAACATTCTGGAGCTTGTACTGTTCTTCCTGATAAGCGAGTTGCTTGAGACGGGCTTCTTCCTGCTGAACTGCCTGAAGATTGGCCTTATAGTCTCGCCACTGTTTCTCAATTATCGGGAAGTTAATCGGGTCTTCTTGATGCAGCCTATTCCAGTCGGGCTCTTGAGGCGCAAAGGACTCAAGTTGGCTCCGAAGCTGGGATACGGTACTTGCATAATAAGCCCGTTCCGCTTCCGTTTGCTGGCGTACCGACTCAATAGCTTTACGCTCTTCAGCCAGTGCCTGCGTCTTGCGTTGGTAATCGGCCTGCCTCTGATAACCCTCTGCTGCTTCCTTTACCGTGATCTTCTCGACCTTGCCGTCAATCTTGACGGTGACGAGAGCATCAGGGTCGGTGTCAGCATCGCTGCCATCTTCCGCTGCCTCGACCTCTGCATCCTCTTCGGTATCTGACGGAACCTCTTCGGTTGCCTCTCCGTCTTCCACTAAAGTCTCTTCGGACGCATCAGCCGACGCCTCTGTCTCTTCGACTTCGGCATTGCCACGACCTTCTTTCGGGGCTGGTTGCGGATCACCTCCGTCCAGGAAAGCCGAAATGCGGGCAGCGACATCTGCTGTACCGAGTTCGCCAGGCTGCGATTGTTCGGTTGTATTCATAGTTTTACCCCTTAATCATGATCGCTTCAAGCGACTGTTGAACTTCACGACATCTGGCTCTGCCGCGAGGGCAGTTAGCTCAGTCCTAAGTGAAGCCACGGCGCGCATCATGTGATACGCATCGTCCCTGACAACGGCATCTCCGGGGTCGGAAGTTGCCCATGTCTGAATGTACCTCTCGGTCAGACGCTCAAAAATCTCGTTAAAGAGCTTGTCTCCCGCAAAAGCCTTGGCAGATCGCCAAAGCTCTTCTTGCTCATAAGTTGACATCAGACCCCCTTAACCCATCGCCAGATGGCTGGTTTGAGTGGTCCGAAAACCTCGTCAAAACCTTCCATAGTCGAAGCAGAACACCCCTGATCTGCCGGTTCCATGTAATAATCCAAAGAAAGACCGCAGTTTTTTGCGATTCCTTCCATCTCTTCTTTGTCCAGAAGGTTGTAAAAAAGCTCAGACAGTCTCGGGCTCTTTCCAACCATGTCATAGACAAAAACAATGCCACCAGGCTTCACTATGCGGCTCATCTCAGCCAGTGACGCCTCATGATTCGTATGCCCTATCGAGAACATGCAAATAGCCGCATCAAACTCGCCGTCTGGGACTGGAACCTGCTCCATGTTACAGCAAATTTGTTCACAGAACTCAGGGAGCAAACTCAACTGAAACTTGCTTAGGTTGACCAAGCAGAAGCTAAGGTCACCCCTAAACTTAGACCAGATAGATGCCACTGCGCCGGTCCCGCTACCCAGATCGACCACCTTGGCCCCATGCGGAATATTTGCCCAATGCAACAACTTTAGGGCGTGATCTATCTCGTCCAGCCCAAACCTATGGGCTTGAAGAATATACTGCCCGCTCTCAACAAGAACCTTGGTTGATTCATTGATTGCGTTGATCTGAAGCTCAGAAAGCATCAAATTCCCACCTGAACCGGAGACGCTGCGAATGTCGCCTGAAGATCAGCGCGCTGACTGTCGAGTTCAGCCTTAATCAGGGCAACATCGATCTGCGTTCCGTACTTCGCTTGGATTTCGTAAGCCCGCAGCATGAAGTCGGCCATCAACTGATCGCGCTTCAGGTCGGCATCTGCGATGGCTTTCTGACGATCAAGCTCCTGCTTGGCCGCATTGATAACAATGTCAGCCTTCGTCTTGTCGGCCTCAACCTTCGCGAGCATTTCAGCCGGGTCTGGCGTCTTGTTTTCGCTCATCTGAGACATGAACTGCTGAACAGCCTCTGGCGTCACTTCCTTCACGAACTGTGACGGGTCTTGGAAGCCGGAAAGCTGGATGATCTGGGCCAGAGTGGCGCGATACTGCTGAAGGTCCACAAGCGGGTTGTAGGGGCCATACTTCTCAATGACCATTTCCTGCTTCTGAGCCAACTGGTTCAGGAAAATCATCTTCTGGTCATCAGAACCACGCCCCAGCGCGATGTTGACGACCATATCCATACCGGCATCCCAGCCGCGAGGGTCGATGGGCACAAACTTGCCACGCAGACGGATGACCTTGGCCTTGTCCTGATGCCTGACGACCAGTTTAAGGAGCCCTTGAAAGCACCTTTTAAGGCCATCTGCGAAGATGCGGGCAATCATCTCAATGCGGTCCTGAGATGCTGACAACTGCGCCTGAACAGCCGCACGGGTGGTCGATTGCAGTACGTCAGCATCCAGACCTTGAGAGGTACGCGAGATGCCGGTCCTCTGGGTCTTGATTTCGTCCATGTAGGACATGACGCCGAGCGCCTGCTGGCCTACGAACGGGGTCGTGAACGGGACAATAGCGCCGGGGGAGCGCATACGGATCAGAGCGCCAGTCTCATTGTTCATGAGATCGTCAATATTGACCTGGCCCTCGACAAACCCGGTGCGGGGGTGGATCGACTGGGCCAAACTGTCCAGCGTATTACGCATGATGGAGGACTTGATAAGCTGCAAATCCATCGTCTGGTCAGCAATCGACTGCCCGAAGATCGTGTGGGGAGTCGGGTCTGGTGCAAGGATAGAAAACGGAATATCCTGAACGATCTCGTCATGCAGGATGTAGGCCCCGTTGCCCACCGTGCAGACCTTGTGCAGTTCAGCGATACCATCGCCGTCCTTGTCCACTCGGATATAAGATTCGACGTAGAAAACCTTGTCGGTCGTCTCGTCGTTGCCCAGAGAAAGGCCAAAGAACGACTGGTCAGCCGGGTTGCGGGTAATAACCTCGTTGTTCATCTCGAAGCCGCCGGTCCCGGCGTTCTCTTCAAGAATAGAGCGGTCGTAGCCCATCGCCACAAGCTCAGAGATCGTTGCCAGCTTACGACGAGCCACATAGATAGCGTCATCGAAGCTGGTGGCCTCGTTGTCGATCAGGAACTGTTCTGGAGGGATGCACTCAATAACGAAGCGAGGCGTAGTAACCTTGCGACGGACGGACATGGAGATGCGAATCTCCCCCGTCATCATATCTACCACTTCTTCAAACGATTCCATCTCAACGGTTGGATCGCTCAAGATGAAGCTGGCTTCGTCGCGGGTAAGGTTCGAATAGGAGTAGTACTCGACCTTCTCATCGTCCAGCTTGTACCAAGTCAGGACGCCGGTCTTGAGAAGCAGCCCATCTTTCATAGCATCGTGAAGGACACGGAAGCCGTTGTTCTCCTGCATGAAGATGTAGTCGATCATGTCAGTGGCCTGCTGGGCCACCTCAACGTCCTCCGGCCCCTTGGGCACGAACTCCAGAACCTTGTCGCCACCCGTGAAGATGCGGAGCAAGGACGGCAGCATCGCCAAAATCGTGTCACGGACCTCGGTCAGGACCACCTGAGACCGGCCATCCTCTTCGTTCCCGAAGGGATTGGCCAAGTAGTAGGACATAGCCTGTTCGCGCTCGGGCGCAATATAGCTATCAATGTAAGTCTGGGCGTCTTCAATGGCCTGGAAGACCGTATATCGGAACTCTTCCTCGTCCATCGGCTCGTTCATCTGAGCGACAAAGCCAGTCTCAGGGTTGTAAGAGACATCATCCGATCCATCGGCAGACATGGGGATCAGATCGGGGTTGTAGTTTGATCGCTCAATACCCTGCATGGACTTTTAGCCTCTCTTGCGTACCCGCCACCACGACCAACCGTTCTCGGAGCCAGTCTCAAAGGCCGGGAAAAATTCTTTAACTGCCGATTCTACGCCGAGCATCGGAAAGTCATCCCCGCCTATAATACCCTGCACTTTAAGTTTAGGCCACCATGCCTCAAGATCAGCCATGACATCTTCATACTCATGACCAGCATCGACCCAGATGAAGTCTACTGAACAGTCGTCAAACTTCTTTGCCGCTTCAACTGTAGACATCCTATGTACAGACGTTTTTACACCACTTTTAGCGACATTGCTCTTAAAAATATCAAAAACTCTCTCAAGCTCCGCGTCTGCTTTATGAGCTTCTTCATCTGACCCGCCCCAGTGGTCAACGAAGTTGAGGCTGATTTCCTTGCCGCTGTTAGCCACCTCGACACAGAGGAAAGACGCCGACTTACCCTTCCAGCACCCAAGCTCAACAAAGACGGAGCCGTCTTGGAACTCCCTGACTGCCTGCTTGTAGGGGCCTTGGAAGTTAAACCAGCCCTGTATTCCCTCAAAGTAATGGTCCATTTGGGAGCCTCAAAGAATAGATCGGCCTCTGAAGAGGGCGGTAGATTGCTTTTCTTGATATTTTCGTCTGCTGACAACACTTGTAGGTTCCACGGGACATGTAAACCGCAGAAATTTTCGCCAACAAGAGGGTGGATGTGGTCGATGTGGTACTTTTTGCCAGTATATTTTTCTAATCCATTGGCCAAATCGTACAATTCGTTAACTTGATACTTTAAGTTGCTGTCAAACCACGGCGGTGTAGCAGAAATCTTGTCAGATCGTCTTTTGGCATACTTGGCGTTTATTTTATGAGCGTTTTTCAACGACCACTTCTTGTGCGCCTTCTTATTACTTTCGCGCAGATGAGCCCTATTCTTGTCAGCCCACTCTTTTTTATGCTTCAGCACCTTGTCTCTATTATTCGCGTTCCAATGAATTGCATGTCTTTTAGAACACGGGATGCAGAGAGACGACAGCCCGTCTGTGCGAGTCTTGGCGCGATAAAAGAAGTCGGACGACAAATGAAGGCCGCAATGCGGACACCGTTTTGTCGCCCGAACCTCAGTCATTTCTTCTTGGACTTACCGGCTTCCGACAGAGCAATGGCAATCGCCTGCTTCTTGGACTTGACCACTGGGCCACCCTTACCGGAGTGAAGGCCACCAGCCTTGTACTCCTTCATGACCTTGCTGATCTTCTTCTCAGACTTTGTCTTTTTCATCCTCAGCCTCCTGTAAGCGAGCAACAATCTCAGCCGCCTCGTCCATAGGGTCAGGGCGGCAGGCTTCTGCGTGGTCGTGGGTAAACTCCATCACGCCTATGTGTTTCACTTGCTTGGAAAGATCGTGATCCACATAAACCTTCATACCATTGGCCTGTGCCAATTTGCAGAAGTAGATGTCCTCGCCAATATACATATTACCGGATGGTAAATAGCTGATCGAGAACCACGGCAGGGGCAGCTTCTTGAAAATTTCTGTCTTGATGAGCATCGCGCCCATGCCGACAGCATCTACCTCTTCGAGCCCCGTTTTATCACCCGAATAGACGCATTTAAGCTCTGCGAAGTCAGAGAAGGCCACGGTCTTAACCGGCAACCGGCGGGTGGCGTAGTTGCAGGCAACAATGTCCTTGTCATGCGACATCAGGTACTCAAGCAGATTGGGCGGGAACCGCATATCGCTGTCCAAAAACAGCACATAGTCAGCCTTCTGCTTGATCGCCATCATGACGAGCTTTTGCCTCTGGTCAGCAATGAGCGTCCCAGAGACAAAGTTCACATTAAACAGCGTACCAGCCTGAGCATTACCGTAAAACCGGGCGCTCATGATCGCGAGATCATGGGCGAACCCGGTTGATACCTCATCCCTCGCCGGGACGCATATCGCTATATTCTTCATCTTCGCTCTCCCCTTCGTCCTCGCCCTCTTCCATGTCGTCAGTGATAGGACCACCAACAATCCAGGCAGCGCATGTACGCTTTGCTGCGCACTTGAAATCAAAGATTTCGCAGAAGCCAAGATCGCCAGCGTCAACCACTTCCATAGCGTCCTTCATGCGGTCAGGAGCCAAACCCTCTTCAATGCACTCCATCATCGATTCGGTCTGATTGAACGCAGCGCAGTTCCCGCAGAGCATCTGCTTGGCTTCTTCGGGAGTTGCGTCCCACTTGGAAGCCATACGAGCCCAGTACTCGTTGTTCGGCAGATTAGGGTCCATAGGACCGTAATCTGCCTTATCAATCGCCTTGCCCCGGTTCTTCAGGTTCAGGGTCAGGTCGCGGGTTGCCAGCGGGCAACCGCCTTCCATCTCGTCTTCCATGATTATTTGAACCCGACAAGGAGAGTGGCAGTCGTAGCCGCAAGAACCTTGCGCGTCCGAATCGGCAGGATGACGCCAACAGGAACTGCCGAGAACGTCACAGTCGTGCCGTCTTCTGTCTCAACAGCCACAGCGCCCGTGCCACCGACATAGATGGACGAAAAAGTATTGCTCTCAGTGTCGGACTTAGTGATCGCAACCGCGTCACCCCAAGTACGACCATTTGCCAGAAACGATGCCATGTTACTTACCTTTCTTTCGTGATGCTCTCATGTTGTCTACCAAATTCGGGTAGGGACGCCCTGCGGCCTTTGCCATAGCTTTTGCAGAAGCCTTCTTGGCTGGCGACAGCTTCTTGTCCTTCTTCGTCGGATCGGCAGTCTTCCAAACGGGCGGCTTCTTCATTTGCTCTTTCCCTTATTTCTCGCGGAGATGGCTTTTGCCTTGGCCTTGGCATCGTCTTTCGAACTTGCACCCCACGCTTGCAACGATAGAAGTAGACGAGTTGGCTTCCCTTTGTCATCCCGTTCTGGTCCCGGCATGTTACCCATACGAGCCAAGAATGACGCACGACGAGGATTATCGCCAGCCTTAACTGGAGCCTTCAAATTCATTCCTTCGGCCTTTGCCGAAGCACGACCCTTAGCGTTCAAGCCGCCCTTCGGGTTCTTGCCTTCTGACCGCTGCCAGGCTGGTGTCTTTGCCATCACACTCTCCTAATAGGCACGGGCTATGGAAGCTCCGCATAAGCGTGTCGCCTACATTATCTTAATCCATACCCCCGTGCAGCATGGATGCAATGCGTCCTATAAAAGTGAAAAAGGTGCATTCACCTCCAACACATGCCTAAAGCCGCAGACGCATAGCAGCCCTAGACGACCCCGGAAATCCCACGGCGCAGGCTCTTGCCCGTCACCCATGC